AATGACAGGGGGTATAGCCAATTGGGACTTTGGTAACGTTGCAGGTTTTTTTAATGGAGTGGCCAATGCAACCTCGTGGAACGAAGATATCAGTGGTTGGGATGTTACCTCATGTACAAACTTCACGGGAGCGTTTTTTAACACTTCAATGAGCCAAGCCAACTACGATGCTCTTTTAATTTCATGGGCTGCTCAAAGCGTTCAGAGCTTTGTAACGTTTGACACCCCCGCACAGTACACAGCGGGTGGCGCGGCAGAGGCGGCACGAAATACTTTAGTTAACACATATTCATGGTCAATTACTGATGGCGGGGCAAACTAAAAAGAAAGAAAAAGATAAGCTTGGGAAGAAACCCCAACCTGTAGATGACTATTGTTTTCCTACCAAGGCAAGCTATGTAATTCTTTTTGAGACAACAAAGAAAAAACAACCTAGAGCTTGGACGGAAGTGTCTACAACAAGTTGCCTTGCCTCTCGGTGGAAAGTAAGAGAGTTTTTTTCTGATTTGAAGTCTTATGAAAAAAGACTTTCAGAGTACGGTATAGTACCTCAAAAACCCCCGAAAGTATGAGTAGTGAAATGATTAGCCTTTATGAAGGCGTTCTCCTGCTTGCGGGAATAGTAAGTGTATACATCAAGATGAACAACGAGATTTCTAAATTGAAGAACCGAGTATATACTCTTGAGCAAAGCAAGAACGAAGTAACTGACATGCTTAAGGAGTTGAGTGAAGATATTCAAGAAATCAAACTCCTTCTTGCTCGCAAGCAAATTGACTTGTGAGAAAGATAGATAAGATAATCGTTCATTGTTCAGCAACACGCGAAGGTCAGGATATAAGCGTAGAGACTATCCGTGGATGGCACGTAGTGGGAAACAATTGGTCGGACATCGGATACCATTACGTTATTTATCTCGATGGAACAATCGTCCCCGGAAGACCCGAAGAAGTGCAAGGTGCTCACTGCAAGGGAAACAACAAAACAAGTATAGGGATATGCTATGTGGGTGGGGTAGAAAAGGATGGAAAAACACCAAAGGATACCCGCACTCCTGAACAAGAAGCGTCTCTATCAGCTCTTTTATTGGAATTAAAATCAGTGTACTGCGATGCTGTGGTACATGGTCATCGAGACTTCTCAAATAAAGCTTGTCCAAGTTTTGATGCTACCACTGAGTACGCATGGATAAGCTCTCATTACAATGAAGAAGAAGTTTAGAGACACCAAGATTGGAAAATTTTTATCCGACAAAGCTCCGGATATCTTAAATGTAGCAGGGGAATTGCTCCCTGATGCCGGACTGCTTGGAGCAGTAGGTAAAATGATTGATGAGTCTAAGCTCTCTCCTGAAGACAAAGCGCAAGCTCATGCACAACTTGTAGAGTTATATAACCTTGAGGTAGAAGACAGAAAAAGTGCACGTGTGCTGTACTCATCTGACAGCAGCGTACAGAAAGTATTAGCTACCGTCTTTACCGTCGCATACTTTGCATTAAGCTTTATTATGTTCAAGTACTTTATCGAAGAGGATATTCAACTTGGAGAGTTTGAAATCAGTTTTATATCGACTATTTTTGGGGCTATGAGTGCCAAAGTAAATACTGTAGTAGATTTTTTCTTTGGCGGTTCAGCTAAAAAGGACTAAAACAAAACGAGTATCTTTGTACTAACTTAAATTTTAATGTAATGAAAAAACTTACTTCCGAAGAACTGAATACAGTTCAAACTTTTGTGGCTGACTTCAACACTTTGAAGATGAAGATTGGCGATGCTGAACTAGCAAAGACAGCTTTGATTGGTCAGGTAGATTCTTTGAAGAAAGACTACAATGACTACGAGATGACTTTGATGGATAAGTATGGACAAGACGCTGTTGTAAATGTTCAAACCGGAGAAATCACGAAGAAAGAAGATTAATGTCACGCATTGGAACATATCCTGTAATTAGTGAGGTCACAAAAGATGACCTCTTAATTGGTACGGATACTTCCCCTAAGAACATTACATACAACTTCAAGGCTACGGATATTGGGTTGTTGCCATATCAAGAGCATGTACAAACTTTTACAAGAGCTTATCTAAATTCTCTTGCTCCGTTGCCCGCAGTAGAAATATTAGCGGGCGTACCCAATGAGATGCTCATTATTGAGGAGACGTACTTTACTTTGGACATTGATGCAGCGGGAGCGTATGCTCCTTCAGGTACAGGTAGTATTAATGTTATTCAAGGAACAGCTACTACGGGAAACCTTGCGGTATCGGTTCTTCCTTATGAAGCTATCGACCAAATACTTAGTAACGAAACAGATGCTGCTACGTATTTCAGGGACGTTCCTGTTTCAGGTAACAGAGTTTATTCAATCAATAAACCTACTCGTCTTTTGGTCAGTACTACACTTTCTCTTCCCCCTCGCCTTTCTTCTATCACCATACGACTCAAGTATAGAGTCCTAAAAGATTACACATAAGATGTCTAAGATTAGTTCATACACTACCGCTAAACCTAATGAGACCGATTTACTTGTCGGCACAGATGTAGCAGGACCACCTGCTGACGCTACCCGAAACTTTAATGCAGGTGATGTAGCTGCTTTGGTTAAACTAGCCGGAGTATTGTCGCTGCCTGCCTATGCGGACAACGCGGCTGCAATTGCAGGAGGATTGGCAGCAGGTGCTTTGTACCAAACTACCGGCGCGGGTGCAGCTCCTCTCAATGCAGCAGGAATCGTAATGGTCGTACAGTAATATGGATATCCGAAAGATTTCCATCGGGCCTGACTACAAGTCAGGAGCTATGCACTACATCGTAGGGCAAAGTGTTTTGAATGGTACTTATACCATTCACCTTATTCAGCGCAATGAAGAAGAAATTAAAATTTGGATTGAGCGCAATAGCGAGGTAATGCTTTGGAAATCTTTTACAGAATCTATGCCTATTTCAATTGAATACAATATAAACTTCTGAGCAATGAAAAAAACATTGAAACCTTATTTCTCAGCAGCTATTTCTAAAAATGGCAATCCTGACAAGTGGTCAGGTCAAGTTAAACAAAGTACAATTGATAATAGTATTTACAAAAAACTTAACTTGAAAGGCAATAATGAAATCTCCATTTTACTTCATAGCAAAACCACATAAGGGGACGCGATACGCAAATACAGAGGATTGGGATGGTACGGAGATTATCGTGAACACATCCGAAGAAGACGCTAAGTTTTCTAATCGCAAAGCTATTGTTGTACAGACACCACTAGGTTATGATGGTCCTATAAAATCGGGCTATACTTTGTTGGTACACCATAATGTTTTTAAGTATTATAACGACATGTATGGTAGAAGAAAAAGTGGAAAAAGCTTTTTCAAAGAAGACACCTTTTTTATAGAACCTGACCAATTCTTCATGTATCATGACGGCAATGAATGGAAGGCTCATGATAGGTATTGTTTTGTTTCTCCTGTTTCTGCGGAAGACTGTTACATTCAAAAACCTACTCATGAACCGTTGATGGGACGTATGGAGTACCCCAACGAATATCTTAAGAGTAAGGGAGTTAAGAAAGGAACGCTAGTAACCTTTACTCCCGATAGCGAATATGAGTTTGACGTAGAAGGTGAGATGATGTATAGAATCTTTGACCATCAAATTACTATGAAGCTATGAACTCTAAAGAAGTAAAGCTAAAAATAATTGAAGCGGGTCACCGAGCGGTAGAGCAACTCATTAAAGTTGCTAAAGAACAAATCATCAAGCACGACCCTGAAGATGACTTGTCTGCGGATAGATTAAAAAATGCAGCCGCCACAAAGAAGCTGTGCATTATGGATGCGTTTGAAATCCTAAATAGGATTGAGTCAGAGAAAGAAGCTATTGAGTCTTTAGAAAAAGGGTCAAACAAAAGTGTAGACAATAAACAAGGATTTGCAGAGCGAAGGTCAAAATAAAAAATTGCATAGGGTTATACATGAGTACATTCCTAAACATGTACTTGCCACCAAGAACAAGGCTAAGTCTTGGAAGTATGGCTATGACCCTAAGTATGACCTTATAATTATTTCAAAAGACGGAACTCTAGGAGAAGTTTATGAGATTCAAAACCTAAGAGTAGGGTTACCTAAAACTCCCAAGACGTGTCCTCAAAGACACGGTAAAAAAGAAAAGCAGTATTGGGAGCGCAAAGAAATTCCCGCGCAGCTTTCTAAAATTCAATCCATATTCCAATGGAATGAAATGCCTTCAGAGTTTAAGGGCCGCTATGTAGATTACATAGAAACTGAGTTTGATAGAAGGGAGGAAGGTTATTGGTTCATGAACAACGGAAAGCCAACCTACCTAACGGGTGCACACTACATGTACTTGCAATGGACAAGCATTGACGTGGGTTACCCCGACTTTCGTGAAGCCAATCGACTGCTATATATTTTTTGGGAAGCATGCAAGGCTGACCGACGTAGCTTTGGGATGCAATACTTAAAAATCAGACGTTCAGGATTTTCTTTTATGTCATCCTCGGAATGTGTAAACACAGCCACCCTTGCTAAGGACGCTCGTGTAGGGGTGTTGTCTAAGACAGGTACAGATGCTAAGAAGATGTTTACCGACAAGGTTGTTCCTATCAATAGCCGTCTTCCGTTTTTCTTCAAGCCTATTATGGACGGTATGGATAAGCCTAAGACAGAGCTTGCTTATCGTGTACCGGCTTCAAAGATTACAAAGAAAAATATGTTTGATGTAGAGGCTGAGGAAATACAAGGTCTTGACACTACGATTGATTGGAAAAATACAGA